TATTTGGTTGAGAGCGATTATTTGCTAGGCTCACCTTTCGGATTATTTGCTAGGCTCACGCTCTCTAATTCTTTATTTATTTGTATGTCGTAAGACTATCACGACCTACTGACATCTAGACCCATTTAGGGCTAGTGTCGTGTGTGATTTATACCACACAAGGCTCAATGGTAAAGTCCTCGGCGTTGCCGACATAGACCTCGCCCTTGCCGTGGCAATTTGAGCAATAGGTAGGGAGAGAGAATAGGTGCTTGAGTAGCGCCTTTCGCTCATAGGTAGTCAATTCGGGGTGGTTAGACTTCACGCCCCCGTGTTGGTATTCATAGACAATTTTGTCTAGTGTAGTTTGAGTAAGCATTTGCTTATCTCCTTTCGTTTGTTCTTATAGTATAACTCTAGCAGGGGGGACTGACATTTATGCCCGTTTCTCGGGCGTGTCGGTAAAAAACTTTTGTGAGTCGCATCACACTCACGCTCAAGGTCGGAAGCCTATGTGCTCACTATCGGGCAAATCGGACATTTTCTATAGTGTGTATCGTACAAGTTAAAATAATATTAACATTTTCTCAAATTTCAAAAAGCTATTGACTTTCGAAAATACGTAGTGTTATACTTGGGAAGGTTTCGGGGGTTACACTAGAGAACTCAATACACCAAGTAATTCTTGGGATTGGATCTTACAACTCTCCTCTATCTTTCCAAAAAGTTAAAATTTGGGGGGTAGGGGGGGTTTGCTAAAAAATCTAATTCCCAAGTAATCAATAAAAAGAATATATAATATATATAAGCAATATGCAATAGGCAAAAAAATATTTTATTAACATTTAGTAGGATATAAAAAGCAGTCGACTAGGATATAACATGTCATTAAAGGTATACATTTACGATTTAGCTATTCAGGTAGCAGTCATGGCGGAAACAGAAGAAGAAGCACAAGCAAAAATGGATCAGGGACAAGCATCACAGCTATCTATGGTTAAGACTCTATCTAGCACTACAGATATTATTGTTAATTAATTTTAAGGGTGGTATAATAAAGATATGACAAACAACGTTATTGAAACTAATTTAGGCGACTGTCCTATTTGCGAAGAAAGCAGATGGGGAGTTAAATTAAACTCAGATGGAGTTGCTGCACCTTTTTGCATCGAATGTTCTGGAGACTATGCTGCAAAGCTAGCCTGGGAACAGTCTGTAAACAACATATAATGTAGTCAACTGGGATATCTATGTATAACTTTGACGTATACGAGATGCCTGGACGTGATGCTGCAATACTTGCTCCACTATCAGCAAAAAGAGAATGGGCAACAAATCTTCCTTATCCACATGCATACAAATGTTTTCCATTAACCTCAGCTAATCAATTCGGCTGGGGAATATCTTTTCCAGATGACATAATGTTTAGATGGAATGGCAAATGGGATGCATCTCCAAATAACATAGAAGTCTTTTCTGGACATAAATGGGTACACTTTAACAGAGGCTGGGGAATAGTAAGTTTTAATACAAATCTTGTTTTTAAAACATCAGAAAATCTTACAATGTTAGGGTATCCAGTACCCAATCAGTTTATAGATGGATTTCAAGTTTTTACATCACTTATATCAACTTCTTTTTTTCAAGGACCATGGTCACTTGCAGGACAAATAACAAGACCAAAGGAAATGATTACAATAAAAGCTGGAACTCCAGTAGGTGCAATTATGCCAATGCCTTTGCATCAAATAAATGAATCAGTTGCTACTAAAAAACCATTTGCTGATTTAAATTGGGATCTAAAACATTTGTCAGAATATAATGTTGTTGTAGAAAAAGCAAATAGAAGTAGTAAGATAACTAACTTTTATAGAGATGCAGTTGATCATAAAAATAATAAGCTTGGAGACCATGAAGTTAAGTCTATTAAGCTGTGGTATTTATAAATGTTGACATTTCACTGGATGAATAGAAGGACTCAGTCTCTTACTCCAATTGGGATAAGAAGACTTTACTCGCTAAAAGAAAAATTTGGATACGATTCAATTCTTCTAACTACAAAAGAATTTCAATCCGATAACCTAATAAAGTGTGCAGCAACAATAGACCCAACTAAAAAAATTAAGTATATGGTTGCAATAAGACCTTATTCAATGAGTGCACAATATTGTGCACAGGTGGCAGCAGCATTTAATGAAGTTGCTCCAGGTAGACTTATGTTAAATATTGTAGCTGGAGAAACTGGTGGAGAACAAAGGCCTCCAGATCCATGCTTTGATGTTGATATTGATATAACTACACATCAAGGAAGACTAGAGTATGTTCCTATATGGCTTGAAAAATTTACAAAAACATATGCCATGGGAAGAAAGACACCCATACTCGTATCGACTGGAAACATTGATCAAATTAATGCTACAAAACAATATACTGATATAAGTCTATGTATGATAAATAGTTATTTAAAAGATCCCGATAAATATAGACTTAATTATGAAAGAAGAATGGTAAGTGCTCAAGTTGTAATAAGAGACACTGATGAAGATGCTTTAGCTGTTGTCATGAATACAGATACTGATCAACCAGGAATTAGGTACTGGACAATTTATGGGTCAAGAGAAACAGTAAAGCAAAAAATACTAGATCTTGAATCAATAGGTGTTACAGATGTAATGTTAAATAATGGAACTGATGTAATTAAACAAGATGCAGAGGTTATTGACCTTCTAGTCTATGAGATTATTTGCGAACAAAAAGCTTCTTTAGCCTAGATAGGAGTCTTCCTATTTTTTGTTCAAACTTGCCACCAGGACCTTCAACGTATTCGTTACCTACAAATGTAGGGCTAAACTGTTGATGGGTAAAATGTCTTCTAGGTCCTTTTTCGGGGGTCATAATATAATTATACACCTTATGTTATGAAAATAATGTTATATAATTGAGGTATGTCTCCAGAGAAGATATCGATCAAGAAACAAAAAGAAGCTCTGGCACGTTATTTAAAAGAAGTAAAAGAAAAGAACCCATGTATGGATTGCAAGGTATGGTACCCATACTATATGATGGATTTTGATCACGTCCGTGGACAAAAGCATGCAAATGTGGCGGAGCTCATTAATACGTTATCTAAGAAACGAATCGATGAAGAAATAGCCAAATGTGAAGTAGTATGTTCTAATTGCCACAGAGCAAGAACATATATAAGAAAAAACGGGAAAGCAGGATAAATGAGATTTTGTAGTTATTGCGATAAGGCATCATATACATCTAAACTATTATTAGATGGATCTATGAAGTACTATTGTTTAGAACATGCTATTAATATTACAGTTGACTAGGATTATGGTATAATAATATTATGAAAAAGATCTATGCTTTAATTGCGTTAACTGCGACAGCAGTCTTCTCAGGTCTAGCTATGTCTAAATTTTTAAATTGGGCGGGACAGCAAGATATCTTTGACTTTGACCTAAATGAAGATATAGATCATGAAGAGATATAGATTACTTATATTACTTCCATTGGTCCTAATTACTACCTATGCACTGGGTATTGTAATACAGATTAAATAGCTCATCTTTTTTCTCCCGCCCTTTCTGGGGTCTTTGTATCGGAGATACCAAATATGACCCGTTAAGGGCTTAGAGGCCCCGTAGAGGGCTTGTATGACATATTCTACAAATTACTGCATATGAGATATGGCTCTTCTTTCGACGGCGCACTTTTTTCGCACTTTTTGCACTATACAGGTCTAAATACATTTGCTATACTGTTGTAATGAGTAATATTGAATTTATATCTATGATGCCAGGACTACAAGAGATACAGCAGTGTAAGCCAAAGCCATCAAAGCAGTTTGTGCCGCAATGGTTTAAAGATACCCCAAACATGTTGGATCAAAGCCATATGCTTAATGGTCCAGGATCGGCTCAGATTGGTTCGATTAATTTTCCTTCATCATTTACTGTAAAAATTTGTCCATCTTTTCCAGATTTCTTTTCTCAGGGCTACGTTCTTCCAATGTGGTGCGACACAGAACTAGGATTCAACGATAAAACACAAGAATTCCTATGGAAGACCTCTAACGAATCATTTGCTTGGAGCATCCATACAAATAATCAGTTTTTAAAGTGGGCAGACGCAAGCCTACATGGAGATAAAGCAAAGTTTGTATTTAAGGCCGAGTGTCCTTGGAGAATTATTACTCCTAAAGGCTGGTCTGTGTTACAGCTTCCAATGTTTTATCATTATAATAAAAACTTTTCAGTCCTCCCTGGTATTATTGATACTGATATACACCATGAAATCAATCAACAGGTTTTGTATCATGGAGGCAATGAAAAAATTACAATTAATCGAGGGGATCCTTTTGTACACTATATTCCTTTTGAAAGAAAGTCAAAGCTAGGACTTGAGATTAGAGAATTGACTGACATAGACAGAAAACGCTTTCAGAAAAACGACATTAACATAGCCACTAAGTTTGTTCCAAATGGTCTCTACAGATTAATGCAGCGAGAAAGAGATAAAAAGAAATAGAAAGAAAAAATCCCATTCAGAGGCGGATCCGAATGGGCTTTTCTAGTATATTGCTATACATTATATAGGGAGGCATTGCTGCCGTCACCTACACATCTTAATTGTATTACACGTTATTTTCTAAGTCAACTGTTTTTTCAACAATTTTTTCAGCCTCTGGGTAGGCAACGATCCAGCCATAGGGATCTTGTTTGGTTTCAGGATTATTTCCCAAATATGTTAAATATTCAGGCAGGTTTGTTATTTCCCCTAAAAGGAACATTAAGTCTACGCACCTGGCATGAGCTTTTTGATGAGTTGTGTGGCATTTATATTTGTCGTCTACATTAGGACAAACTTTTAATATTTCCATAAGTCTAAAAACAATCTTATGGGCAAACTCCATTTGTTCTTGGCTGTATGACATTACTGCTTTTCTCCTGGAGTAAATGCTGGTTCAGGTCCAAGCAGGTATCCCTCTTGGTGGTACTCGATCATTCTTGTTGCCTTTTCAGTATCAAAATGATTTGCAAGAAGTGTCATCATGTCGTATATACGATGTAGCATAATGTAGTTAACCATAGGAAGGTTATCTTCAATGGTTCCAGCGTCTTTAACTACTGCTCCATCAGGTAATTTTGATTCATCCATTTTTATTTATTCCTCCGTCAGTATTAGGGAAGATTACAGGCATCTTCCATTCGTATGTTTCAAATCCAGAAGACTCATATTGAATATCTTCTGGGGTGTTAATTTGAATTCCTTTTCCGCACATGCAATTACCACATTCGCAATTTGACATTAGTTATACTCCTTTCTTTGCCAAAAAGTTTTTTTATACCAACCCATGATATATTTTACAGATTTATTCTGAGCTATTTTTGCTTCTTTTAACAGAGAAGGCATATCAACTAATTCCCACTTTTCTGTTTTAATTGGAATAATTTGAGCTATTGGAGTTCCAGCAGGAATAATACCTTCAAATCCTATTTGTAGGAAAAATGGTAACTTTCCGCCATTCACAGCGTAGTTAGCGTCAACAACTCCAGACATCGTTCTAAATGGAAGGTCATCCCTGTTTAAAGGATGAGTTATTAATATGCTGTAACCGTCTTCAACCTTAAGCACTTGCTTAGTAAGCCAAGAAAAATGGTTCGAATGATACCCTGTTGGAATTGGAAGCCCAGGAAACATTGATTCTTCTCTTTCAACTATAAAGGTTGATGTGTAAGAGTCGTTGTCAAAGAAGTTCCAGGAGAATTTAGGACCAAGGGGTGTTTGCTCAACCAGAATATCTACTGGTGTTGGGATGTAGTATCCCGTAAGAAAGCCATCTAAAAAAGGAGCACAAGTTTTTACTGTCATTGTTCTAGGACTTAAGCTTAATTTGTTATTTGTAAATTTTTCTATTTTTTTATACCAATCAGGTATTACATTTTTTAAATAACCGATTGGTTCAAATACTGGGTGATACACCGCATAGTATAATTTTTTAGATTTCATTGTCAACCATTTTTTTTAAATTAGCGTACATTTTAATTCCTATATTCTTCTTGTAGTTACATGACAAACAGTATAAAAATATGTTTTCTTCAGCATCTTGATTGGGATAAAGAGAGCCTTGATCCATTGGGCATAAAAGCTCTGGAACAAGGCCCTCTTTAGATAAAGAGAGATACTTCGATACATACTGTATCTTCATTTATCCTACTTCTTTTCAGTTGTTGGGAATCGCAATAGCCATTCCTGCGCTTTCGGGGTCATACCCTTCCAGCTGGACCAATCTTGACCGCCATTGGTCATATAATACGTTATCTCTGCGTTTGTTACTGGGTCGAATAACTCTGTGTTACTCTTTAGGTCGAACTTCTCAAGTCTTTCAGGACCAAGATTTCCGATCATGTTTATCTGGAATACTCCGTAAGAACTATCTCCAGTTTTCTTATCCCCGTTATATGCAAGCGGTCTTCCGTTAGATTCACGCTTTGCTATGGACCAAGCTTTCTTAAGGCCTACTCCTTCGAATCCTACAGTCTTAAGTAGCAATAGCAACTCTTCGTCTGTAAGCATCTCAGATGGCTTGTAAATTTCTTTACTGAACTTATCTAAGACTTCTTGCTTTAGTTGGGCTTCAGTTTTCACTAAAGGTTTTACTTCTAGTGCATTCACTGGCTGTACAGGAAACATAAATAATGTAATCATTACTATTGTAACCATGTTGTGAGCCAGATCACTCACCTGTTGTTTTATTTTCTCCATTGGCATTTCCTCCTCTAGAGATAACGAACTACAAGCATAACATTAATTACATAGACCTGTCAAGCCAGTCAACTAGAATAAATATCAAGTATACGTGTATAGTTGACTAATAATATTTTAAAATAAAGGCAATAAATATATTTTGCGCTTCCCATATGAATAGTTGTTTGGTAGAATAGGATCTTCACACTAAATTTAAATTAACCGCTAGGCGGAGAAAAAGGTATTATAAAATGTCTAAGACTATTGCAAACCCGTACGAAAATTTCATTGCGTTATCAAGATATGCAAGATGGATATCAGAAGATAATCGACGTGAGACTTGGGGTGAAACAGTAGATAGATATTTTGGCTTTATGCTAAGCCATTTAAAAGAAAATTATAATTATATTCCAGATGAGAAGCTTGTTGCGGAATTAAAAAATGGTGTATTTGAGAGAAACGTCATGCCATCAATGCGCTCTGTTATGACTTCAGGAGTAGCATTGGAAAGAGACAATGTAGCAGGATATAACTGTGCTTTCCTACCAGTTGATTCACCACGTTCATTTGATGAGACAATGTATATTCTTATGTGCGGTACAGGAGTAGGATTTTCTGTCGAGTATAAGTACATCAATAAGCTTCCTGCCGTCCCAGAAACTTTAGAGAAGTCAACTACAGTAATTACAGTAGAAGATTCAAAGCAAGGTTGGGCTAAGGCATACCGTGAGTTGCTAGCACTACTTTGGTCTGGACAGATTCCAGCAATTGATGTTTCTAAAGTGAGACCAGCAGGAGCAAGACTTAAGACAATGGGTGGAAGATCTTCAGGCCCACAGCCACTTATTAACTTGTTTGATTTTACAATTGCAAAGTTTAAGAATGCTACAGGAAGAAACTTAAAGCCAATCGAATGCCACGACATTATGTGCAAAATTGGTGAAGTAGTTGTTGTAGGAGGAGTTCGTCGTTCAGCAATGATTTCTCTTTCTAATATTAATGATATTGAAATGGCACAGGCAAAGTCAGGTAACTGGTGGGAAGCAAGCCCACAACGTGCCTTGTCTAATAACTCTGTTGCGTATTCACGCAAGCCAGAGATGGAGCAGTTTATTGCAGAATGGAAATCTCTATATGATTCAAAATCAGGAGAACGAGGTATATACAATGTGGCCGCAGCTCAAGCCCAAGCAGCCAAGTATGGAAGAAGAGATCCAGATATACACTATGGAACTAACCCGTGTTCAGAGATTATTCTACGTCCTTACCAGTTTTGTAATCTTTCAGAAGTCGTACTACGTGAAAATGATACAAAGAAAGATATCGAACGCAAAGTAGAACTAGCAACTATTCTTGGAACCTGGCAGTCTACTCTTACAGACTTTAAATATCTACGTAAGATTTGGAAAGATAACACAGAAGAGGAACGCCTGCTAGGAGTTTCTTTGACTGGACAGTTTGGGCATAAGTTTATGTCAGGCAAACAAGATTTGGTTGCACTAGAGTCATTCTTGATGACTCTTAGAGAAGCAGCAAGATCAAAGAATAAAGAAGAGGCTGGGAAAATTGGGATTCCTGAGTCTGCCGCTATTACTTGTGTAAAGCCTTCAGGAACAGTATCTCAATTGGTCGGAGTATCTTCAGGAATGCATGCTTGGCATTCTCCATATTATATTAGAACTGTTCGTGGTTCAAAAGGAGATCCAATTTCTACTTTTCTTAAAGAGGTGGGTATTCCAGTAGAAGATGATGTAATGAAACCAAACGATACATACGTATTCTCATTCCCAGTAAAGGCACCAGAGGGTGCAATTGTTAGAAATGATCTTACTGCTATTGAGCACCTAAACATTTGGTTGGTTTACCAACGTGCATGGTGTGAGCATAAGCCATCAATTACAGTTTCTGTAAAAGAAGATGAATGGATGGAAGTAGGAGCTTGGGTATACAAGCATTTTGATGAGGTGTCTGGAATTTCATTTTTGCCACACTCAGATCATTCATATAAGCAGGCTCCGTATCAAGAAGTATCAAAGGAAGAATATGATGCTCTTGTTTCAAAAATGCCAAATGATATTCGCTGGGAAGACTTGTCTTTCTACGAGACAGAAGATGGCACATCTACAAATGCTACTTTAGCGTGTAGCTCAGATGGAAATTGTGAGCTAGTAGACATATCTGCCTAATATGGTAGAATTATAGTATTGGGGATATTCCCCAAAATTCTGGGCACCCCGCCCAAAATGGAGATGATAAAATGGCTAAATTCAATAAGTTGGATTTAAACAAAGATGGAAAGGTAACAATGACAGAACAAATTTTAGCAGCGCTTGGAACATATGCTCGTGCATTTCTTTCAGCAGCAATTGCTTTATATATGACTGGCAATACAAATCCAAGAGACCTTCTAATGGGTGGCGTAGCAGCTGTTGCACCAGTAATTCTAAAGGCTCTAAGCCCAAGCAACAAAGAATTTGGATTCGTAGCAAAGTAATAAAATTTAATATAGATTAGAAGCGCCCTTATGGTAAAATAACCATAAGGGCTTTTCTAATTAGGGGTAACCGTGGCAGCGCAAAAAAACTTTGAAGTTGATCAAAATACTACTTTTTCATTTGTTATTGACTATACCGATAACAATGATGTACCTATAAACCTTTCTGGAGCCACCGCAAAAATGCAGGTTAGAGATACAAAAGGCGGATCTAAATTATCATTTACTTTGACCTCACCATCTGGCGGAATTACAATTAATGGACCGCTTGGAAGAGTTACATGCACAATGACCCCTGCTCAAACAAGCAAGCTATTTCACCCAAAATCTTCCTACGACATAATGATTACAGATAGCAATAATACAAAAACAAAACTTGTTGAGGGCTTTTTAACTCTAAGTAGATCGGTAACCATCTAATGGCAGAAAATATTGTAAAGATTACGGAACAGATAAACAAGGTTGTTCTTTCATCTCCAGGCCCTCAAGGACCTAGAGGAAAATCTATACTTAGTGGACCATCTGCCCCACTAGACAGCGTTGGAATTGAAGGAGACTTTTACTTCAATACAACAACAAATGAATTTTACGGACCAAAGCTATCAAGCACCACTTGGAGCGGGGCCAACAAAATTGATCTTGCTACCAAAGACGATATCGCTTTCGTTTACTCCTGGGAAATGTCTCAGGTTCAAGGCCCAGTAGATGGGGTATATTCTGTAGTAATAAATCATAATTTAGGATTCGGTCCCAATGTAACCGTAATATCTAGCGCAGGCGACGTATTGGAAACAGGAATAGATTATAATAGTCTTAATAGATTAACACTGACGATGGCCCAACCATTTTCAGGGACAGCGCATCTGTCGTAAAGGAGAAAGAAAATGGCAAAAAAATTCTTAGTTAGTTTAGACCTCAATAAGAATGAGTTACTAAATGCTAGAATCCAAAACTTAGGTGCTGCTCCATCCAACCCAGTATCTGGACAAATTTACTATGACACATCTAGTAATACAATGTATTACTACAATGGACTTGCATCACCAAACGGCCCATGGATGCCGATGTCTGGATCCACAGAGGTTATTCAGGATGTAATTGGTTCAGCAATTATAGGCGGAGTTGGTTTAACATCAACATATAGCGATGCCGCTGGAACACTAACAATAGATTTAGATAATACCGCAGTAACTGCTGGTTCATACGGCTCACAAACAAAGATCCCATCATTTACAGTAGATGCACAAGGTCGTTTGACTGCCGCATCCGAAACAGACGTAGCAACAAACCTATCAATCGCTGGAGACACTGGAACAGACACAGTTAACCTTTTAACTGATACATTAACAGTTGCAGGCGGAGAAGGAATTGATGTAGCTGTAACAAATAATACAATTACAGTTTCAGCAGAAGATGCAACAAGCACAAATAAGGGTGTTGCTTCATTTAACGCAACAGACTTTACAGTAACATCAGGCGCAGTATCTATTAACAAAGATTCAGTAATTACACTCTCAGGAGATGTAACTGGTACTGGAACAATGACGAACCTTGGCGATGTAACAATCACAACTACAGTCGCCCCAAACTCTGTAGTTCTTGGTGATGATACAACTGGGGATTATGTACAAAATATTCAAGGAACAGCAAATGAAGTAACAGTAAGTCCTACATCAGGTGAAGGCACAACAGTAACAATTGGTCTTCCAGATAATGTAACAATTACTAATGATTTAAATGTTGGCGGAGACCTAAACGTAACAGGAACAATTAACTCAGTAAATACTACTCAAATAAATATTGTTGATAATAAGATTAATTTAAATACCGACTTTATTGGAATTCCTTTAGCAGATGCTGGAATTCGTGTAGAGCGTGGAGATGGTGCAGATGTTGAAATTCTGTGGAATGAAACAAGCGACAACTGGACACTCACAAATAATGGTACAAACTACCATGCAATTGCTCGCAAGTATGCAGTAGATCTTGCAAATCCAGACACATTAACAGCTTTAGTTGTTTCACATAATTTGGGATCAGATGACGTTACTGTTCAAGTTTTTGAAACATCAGGAACTAAGGCTCTTGTTGAAACAGATGTTGAGCGTACATCATCAAATACAGTTACATTAAAATTTGCAACAGCCCCTGCAAGTGGAGCATACAGAGTCGTAATTACTGGTTAAGGAGATTTAAATGTCTGTAAAAAGATTAGTCCCGATCCATACGACAGAATTATCTTCTGATCCATTACAAGGAGTAGTTGGAGCTATTTATTATAATAGCGTCGCTCAAGAGCTTCGTGTATACACAGGAACAGAATGGAAACCAGTTGGCGGAGCAGAAACTGGCTTGCTTATTCATGAGCACACCTATGATGGAGAAATTTATTCGGTTCAAGCAGTTACAACTGCCGCAACTTTTGTAGATGGCGGAACACCACAGCTAACTGGTCAAACAGAGCTTAATATAGTCGACGGAGGAGCACCATAATGGCAGTTAGTATAAGAATTAGAAGAGGTACTACAGCTCAATGGAATGCATCTACAAATGTTCTTGCAGCTGGAGAAATTGCATTAGATACAACTCTAGGTAAAATAAAAGTTGGAAACGGATCTTCTTTGTGGGCAGCTCTTCCATTTTTTAGTATAGCCCCTTCAGAACTTTTAAGTTTAACTCAAGCAAATATTGCCGATACTGTCTTAGACGGAACTGGCTTAGATAAATCTTTTGACGCAGTTGCTGGAAAATTAACATTATCCGTAGATAGCACTATTGCAAATAAAACATATGTAGATACAGCTGTTTCTTCTTTAGGAGCAACTTCCGCAACAACATATATTCCACTTAGCCAATATGGAAACGCAGATGGAGTTGCCACTCTTGATGAAAATGGAAAAATTCCAGATTCTGAAATTCCAGCAGCAATTACCAGAGACACAGAGTTGTCTTCAGCAATTTCTACAGAAGTAACAAATAGAAATACAGCAATTTCAACCGCAATAGCTAATCTTGTGGACTCTGCTCCTAGTACTCTAGATACACTAAACGAGCTAGCCGCAGCATTTGCAGATGATCCTAATTTTGCTACAAGCATAACAACAACAATAGGAAACAAGCTAGACTCCTCCTTGGCAGCAACAACATATGCTCCCATAGCATCGCCAACTTTTACAGGAACTGTAGCAGGCGTAACAAAAGCACACGTAGGTCTTGGAAATGTTGACAATACTTCCGATGCAGGAAAACCAATATCAACTTTAGTACAAACAGCCCTAGACGCTAAAATAAACGAAATAATTTCATTTAATTCACAAAGCGGATCATATACACTTCAGTCTACAGATACAGGAAAGCTTATAGAAATGTCAGGCGGCGGAACCTTGACAATACCTTCTGACGCAATGTATAATTTTCCAATAGGCACATCAATAGAAATTTTACAAACAGGAACCTCACAGGTTACTATAGCTGGAACAGGATTTACACCAAATTCTACACCAGGTCTCAAGCTTAGAACACAGTGGTCAAGCGCATCGGTATTAAAGAGAGGCAGTAACAGTTGGGTCGTATTGGGTGACCTAGCAGTATAAAATAAAATGATAAGAAGATTCTTTGGTCGTTTTGGCATAAGAAAAGTTAACATGCCAAATATTGGCGGGCTAACAAGGACACAAGCTAAACAGACTCTTGAGGCAGTCGGTCTAACCTGGGAAGAAGTAGCAGAAAATACAACAAATAGCGCCATTAATACAAATATTAAAGAGCAACCAATTAGTGTAAATACAACATTAAAGATAGGCGATAAAGTTACATTTACTTATTTTAATTATGTTGCCCCACCTAGTTTTAATCCAGGGTTTGCTCCCCCACCAGATCCCCCACAAAATTCATCAGTATCTTCTTCAAGCTGGAATGGATCTACTGTAACAATTAATGGAAGTTTTCAAACGCTACCTACAAACATTGCAGTTAATGGATCAAACATTGGTAGCTGGAATGCAAACTCATCTCAAATAACATTTTCTTTAAGCGGAACAGGTAGCAGAACAATTCAGATTTACAATGGAAGAGTTCCCCTTATACCAGAGTTTGGAATTTCTTATGACCCTAGCCCAGGATTTGCTAGCCCAGGATTTGCTAGCCCAGGCTTTGTTCCTGCAGACCCAAGCTTTCCTGCAGACCCATCCTTCCCTGCAGACCCATCCTTCCCTGCAGACCCATCTTTCCCTGCAGACCCAAGCTTTACAATCTTTGGCCCAGGGTGGACGCCAGGGTTTAAGAGCGTTGGAGTTTCAACATTAATTAGAACAACAGATGGTCTTGTAAAGGCAGACGATCTTGAAGTTGGAGATACTCTTATTTCTGCAAATATTGATGGTTTCCCTTATGAGGGTGGACCAAGCGCTATTGGAGCAGCACTAGAATGGTCGGACTCAAATCCAAATTTAGAAGTAGCAATAACTACAATTGTTGCTATATATCGCCAGCAGTCAAACTATGGCGTTGTTATTAACGGAGACATATTCTCTCAATATCACTTTGTTTTAATAAAAAGAGATGGTGAAGCAAAATTTGTTATGTCTGCAGATGTATTACCAGAAACTGATTTAGTATATTCATATGAAACTAGCACATGGGAGTCTATTACCATGTATGAAGTTGTTCCAGTAGTCCATGAGACTGTATCTATTAACTGTGAGCCATACGATATGTTCTTTACTGAAAGGATGTTGACCCATGACTCAGTTGCAATATAATATTATAGATTCAAAAAAAATAAATGGGCATTCAATTCCTATTTTTTCAAAATTACCTGATCAGTTTAAAAAAAGCTGGATTCAGATAACAAAAATGTCTCTATCAAATACAAAATATGTTGCCTCTTTGTATTTTAATGACGAACAAAAGCCAGGTACTGTCATAGTTTCTGACTTTATTACATCTTCTTATCCAGACATATATGTGACATTTGATCTAGAAAATAATGCTGACAGACTCTACATCAATCCACTAATGCGTAAAAATGGATATTTGCATATTGTGGGATTGATTTTAAGAGCATGCTTTTATAATTATCTAAATGGTGAGATAATAAATGGAAGCAAAGATAGGCATGCTGCTGCTAATAAAGCTTACATACAAGCAAAATCAATTTTAAACGAACAACCAGAGCCAAACAGCCCAACAGATAATCTTTCCGCTAACTCTAGATATGACATAGAGCCACCAAGAGATCCAATTTTTCCAAATGTTTGGCATGGACATAGAGTAGGTGGAAGAAATGATTAATAAAACAGCATCACATTTTGATATAAATGTTTACGACTCTCTGTACTCAAGAGATGCAATTTTACAACAATTGCTTTCGGATTACGAAGAGGTTGCGTGGCTAGAAAGAGGCAACGGATTTAAAGAGGGAATTATTAAGACAGCTAATATACGAGGTTTAAATCTTGAAAATAGAAAGCTTCAAGTAAGTTTTCTTAAAGAAATTAAATCGTATATTAAAGAAAAAGGGATGTCCATTACCTGGTTTAATGATAATGTATTTTTAAAAGTAACAGAGGGCGTTTCTTACGAACAAAGATTTGTTAACCCAGCATTAAATGATACTATAGTTCAAATATATGTAATAGGAGATAGTCATTTAGGGTCATATATTAAGTTTTTAAATAAAGACCTTTCCATTCCGTTGGAAAAGGGCAAGCTAATAGTTTTCCCTTCATCTGAAGAGTATTCATATCTTATCGATGGAGTTACAAGCGGAGAGCTCTTAGTTGGCATATGCTATATAGATAGGTAAAAATGTTTGAGCCAAAAGTAATAAAAAATATTTTTGATAAACCATTTTTTGAATATATTAAAAATTATTTTGAAAATCACCCACAAATAAAAAACATTTCTTATGATAATTATGGAAGCAAAAGATTAGATTCTTTTGACGATGTTGTCATTCTAGAATGCCTTAATAAACTTACTGACTTTGCAAAAGAAAAATTTGCACAAGAAAACATAGTTCCAACATACGGTGTTTTTGCAGAATACTCAGGTATAAATGCTCAGCTAGATGATCACCTTGACGTCGGGCCTTGCACGTACACACTAGATATAGGTATATACCATAACCATCCATGGAATTTATTTATAGAAAACAAAGAGTATGAATTTGATGAAAACGAAGGCATATTGTTTTTAGCAAATGACCAAAGGCATTGGAAAGAATCTTTTCCAGAGCCAGAAACAAACAAGGTTGGAATTTTGTTGTTACACTGGGTAAATCCAGACCACCCCTGGCTCAAGTATTCTCCAGAGGTTCAAAAACTTATTAAAAAAAGAACTTCTGTAAAATGATTGATTTAGTTGTACAAAACCCAAATCAAAATTTATTATACAGACCTAATAGAAAAACTTGTGTTGTAAAAAGCAATACAAAAACCCTGGGATTCTATGAAAAAATTCTAAATAGGTCTGCAAAAACAGAATATTTTTATCTGTTTCCTAACCTAGAGCCTATAAATCATGTGCAGACTCAGGTAAACAACCCCTTGTCTATGTATGACGAGCAAGCACATAAAATGTTAATCGATGTAATTGAAGCGGTTAAAGAGTGCTGTAAGGAATATGATTTAAGTTATAAAAAAAATAAATACTTCTTGTATTCTGAAGTAGTTGAAGATCAAGATCCCAGCTTTTGGTACGACGCAGGCGGAAACTCAAAGCCTAGCCTGTTTGGTATAATATCCATAGACAATATTGTTTCTAATATAGAAATAAATGAAAATAGTTTAAGCTTGAGTCCAGGGGACATAGTGGTTTCTGAAGCAGGCAATAAGATAAAATATTTGCAGCCATTTAAATCAATATTGTTTTATGTAAGCCCAATATCAACAATAAAAAATCAGCATTTACAAAAGTGGATACCTTTGGTATAATATATGAAAGAGAATGGACAAATATGATAATTGATAGCCCCGTTACAGGCTTAAGAATTTATAGAAACGCACTTCCAGAAGCAATGGAAATTCCAAAGCGACTGGAAGAGGTTTTAGGTACTGGAGAAAGCTCATTTTTTAAATGGTCACAAGCAACAGTAGGTGACTTTGAAAAAAGACCAGACTATCGTGACTGTGTTGATTTTAAAGTTAAAAGAGAATCGCTTGCACCAGGAACAAATTCAGCAGATAAGATTATTTCAATTCATGATCAAATAACAGAAAAGCTAAATGAATGTGTTGATGATTTTACAAAGTTTTATAATATAAATAAGTTAAACTATATGGAAGCAATTAATTTTGTAAGATATGGAGAAGGACAGCATTTTCAGGTTCATCCAGATAGCGGTCCAACATATCATTGCGATGTTTCTACCGTAATGTATTTAAATGATGACTATGAAGGTGGAGAGCTTTGGTTCCCCCACTTTGACTACACCTATGTTCCTCAGTACGGAGACATAGTTTTGTTTCCGTCTAGCTGGCTATTTGCTCACGCTGCACTAGTAGTAAAATCTGGGATAAAGTATTCTGCAGTCACAATGTTTTCTTATAACGACAGAGCCCATCAGGACCACGGAAAACTTAAGAGACCGTCAAAGTTTTTGTAAGATGGAAAAGCCAGCAAGACCGTGGGACCTGTTTAATCCAAAGATAGATCATGTTTCAAAAGAGGTTGCTCAAAAAAGGCTTGATGTTTGCCTTGGGTGTGAACATCTAATTAGGGTAACTAAACAATGCAAAAAATGCAGCTGCTTCATGACGGCAAAAGTTAAACTTCCACATTCCGAATGCCCTGTTGGGAAATGGTCACAAGAATTGCCAGAAAATTACGTTATATAGCAATCTAGCAATAATATAGAAGGCGGTATAATAATATACATGGCCACCGCATTTCCAACCACTAAAGACGATTTTGTAAATCCTCAATCTACTGATTCAACGTCTTTAGTTTCCCATGCCGCCCAGCATGCAAACGCCAACGACGCAATAGAGGCCCTTGAAACAAAAGTTGGTGTAAACAACTCAACTGACCCAAACTCTCTTGACTACAAGGTAAAACAATTAGAGCTTAATTTTCAAGATCCAGGTGAAATTAAAGACCTAGCAGCTGCTTCAATACTTGGCGGCACACACACTGGAATTACTGTATCTTATAATGACACTACAAATGTTTTAAGCTTGACAGCAACATACGATGATGATGAAGTTGTAACCGCAGTAGCTCAAGCACTTACAGCTGGAAACGGCATCTCAAAGGCATTTAACGATACAACAAATGTAATTACTATTCAGGTTGATACATCTGTTATAGCTGACAGATCCTATGTGGATACAGCAATATCTAATCTTATAGATGCAGCCCCAGGAGTATTAAATACATTAAATGAAATTGCTGCAGCAATCGGTGATGATCAAAATTTTGCAACAACCATAACAACAGCCCTTGCAACCAAACTCAATATAACTACTGCAGCAAGTACTTATTTGGCAAAAGCCGATACCATAGAAACCGTTCAAGATATTGTTTCTGGCATGGTCTCAGGAAACGTATATTCAACAGGTCTTGGTATTACCTACGATGACCCAACAGGAAAATTAAATTTTGAAATAACCACTAAAGATCTTCCAGGGTTTACTGAAGCCGCACAAGACTCAGTTTCTAGCCTATTCGCACATTCTGGCCATACAAATGTAACCGCTACATATGACGATGTTGCAAATAAAATTAACCTTGCTGTTACAGCACAATTAACTCAAGAGCAAGCCCAGGATTATATTGCACCACTATTTACGCATGGATTAAATCCTAATATTACAGCAACATACGATGACGATAACAATAGGCTCATTCTTGAAACAATTATTCCTCCATCAAAAGCAATAATGTCTGCTTCAGCACCAGCATCACCAGCAGACGGAGCTTTTTGGTTTGATACTGATGAATATAGAAGCGGTAGCACTAGATCATTAAAGGTTTGGAATGCACTATCTTCAACTTGGGAGTACGTATCAACAGATCTTTCTTTATCAACAACAAACACCTGGACCTCTAAGAATACATTTACTAATGGTGTAATTATTGGACTAGATCAGCCCCCACAAACTCCAGTTCATGGACAAATTTATTATAACAAACCACTAGATAAGCTTAAAGTTTGGACAGGTTTAATTTGGGATGATATTCAAGTTGGAGGCGGAGGTGGAGGGCTTGCTCTTACTGCTACAGATAATACCGCAGAGCCATCAGTTTTCTTTATCGGATTAGTAGCCCCACCAACAGGAGCAACTCAAAACGGAGATCTCTGGATTGACGTAGACGATATTGATACACCTTTTAATCAATTTTATACAGGCGGTGTTGCTCCAGATCCAGAGCAATACGAATTTTGGGTAGACAATGTTGAACCAATTCAAGAATTAATTTATAGCGCAGACGAACCAGGGACACCTTCATACCCAGGAGAGCTTTGGATAGATACAGATGAATTTGATGGTGCAATTGTAGAGTTTGGAGCAACGGCTCCTAATCCAAATAACGTACAGCTATGGGTAGATATAAATGAAAACGAAAGCCCAAGCTATTATGATCAATTAACTTTTACAAACTATGCAACAGTTGCAAACTTTCCACAAAATGCACCAAATGGTTTTGTTGCCTCAGACGCTTCAACTGGACTGGCATACGTAAGAAGCCAAGGGCAGTGGCTAGCAATAGTAACTGCATCCAATATAAATAATATTATTTCTTCAAATTCAACAGTCTTTGAAGATTTAAAAGCTTTAGCTTGGATGGGCTTTGAATAGCCATTCTGGTATAATTTAGGATAGGAGGGTCATAAAATGTCACTAAAAAGATGGAACGGTACCTCATGGGTCACCGTCGCTGGTTCAAGACCAGGACCCCAAGGTGCAACAGGACCTACAGGTTCTGCGGCAACCATTTCTGTAGGAACAGTTACAACTGTTGCAGCAGGAACAGCAGCATCAATTGTAAATGGTGGAACATCATCAGCTGCAATATTTAATTTTCAAATTCCAGCAGGACCAACTGGCGCAGCAGGTGCTGCAGGATCACAAGGTGTGGCGGGACAAAGAGGTTCTTATACATTTACAGGAATCAACAACCCAACATCAACAAATCCAGCAAGTAAGCTAGGACTAGACACATATTTAAATACAACAACTGGAGATTATTTTCAATATAACTCTTCAAACACTACATGGGTTCTTCAAGGAAACTTAAAGGGACCAGTAGGAGCAGCAGGCGCACAAGGTATTACAGGACCCCAAGGAGCAACAGGGCCAGCGGGAGAAACAGCAGTACAAAATGTAATAACAGAGCTAGACAGTTGGAAAGCAGACCAGATACTCAATCTTGGTGTATACTATCCAAAGTACGAGTTCTTAACAAATATGACCCAGCAAAATGCAACACTTTTAGCAACAAGCATGATATTTTAGGAGAAAACAACTATGGCAAGAAAAATTTTAAGTTTAACAGATATTGATTTTGTACCAGGCACAGGAACATTAACTATTCCTAAGCTAATTCGTAGAGAAAAGCTGCTGTTAATTACAAATACAACATCTAACAAGATTGTTTACAATTTTGCTGACCCCGCACTTGGTCTATATAGCCATTCTTTTTCTACTCCTTTATCAGACCAATATCATGATGCTGCTCACGGAAAAACAATATTAGTATTAAAGTACAACACATCTACAATGTTGCCTACAGATGATTGGCAAATTGTTTATGATACAGAAAATGAAGCATTTGAGCCAGCAGACTATTTGGTAGATGCGGTAGGAAAGCTTCGTACAGCAAACCCTACATCTCTTATTGATACTGACTTTGAATATGGTATTCAGAACTCTAAGTGGGAAACGCTTACAATGATTCAGAATTACCCAGGATTTTTTGGAAGATCCACTGGTGGAAACGCAATTGATATACAGCTAATTCAAGGAAATGGAGTTGCTCCATTATCTACAATAACTGTTACATGTAATTCACCACACGGATTAAGCTCAGGAGATGTTATATCAGTTCAAGAAACAACTTCAGATAATGCGGATGGAACATTCCTATGCTTCCCAACTGGAGCAACAACATTTACATATACAGCAAAAGGTGTTGTAAATGGTCCTATTCAAGATGGAACACTGACATCAATTTACGGCGGAGGAATTTTTGATAATGCACATATTATGGGCGGAGTTGTAGGACAGCTTGGAACATTTTCTGCAGTATCAGATCAGGCTACACCTTCAAGAATTACAGTAGTTTCACCAAAGCCACACGGACTTCTTCCAGGAACACCAATTCTTGTTACACAAAAAGAAGGAAGCAACTTCTTTGGAAGCTTCTTTATTGACACTGTAGACACACCAAACTCAATGTCATTTATGGCAAATGGACAAATTAATAATCCAATTAACACACTTGATCAAGGATTTTATGCAAAGCCTGAAGGATATGTAAACCATAGACCACATGACGGTGGAGTTATTATGTCTACAGGAAACAATGTGTGCGGTACACAAACAATGCGTCAAACACGCAGATACTTTAGATACCAGTCTGGTAAGTCAATTCAGTTCTCAACAGGAACAAAGTTTACACCTACATTCCAGGTAGAATATTTAGCATCTACAGGACTAGTTCCAGGATCACAAGACATCACTGTAACTACACTTAATTCTCATAACTTACAGCCAGGAGCATACGTTAAAATTGAAGGAACAGAAACTTCTGGTTCCTATAACCCATTTAATGGCGTTCACCTTGTAACAGCAATTATTGATGCTACAACATTTAAGTATAATGTAGTGTTTACTCAAACATTGTCAGCAATTGATCAAATCCCAGGTGGAGTAAATGTATTTTGTACAGCGTACATCTGGAAGGGTGCATCAACAAGAGCTGGACTTTATTCAGAACAAGATGGATTCTTTTTTGAGTATGATGGACAAGGTATATTTGCTTGTCGTCAATGGTCAACACAGGTACTTAGAGGAAATGTTTCTGTAACTAAGTATAACTCAACAGTAACAGGAAACGGAACAATCTTTAGAAAACAATTAGTTTCAGGAGATAAAATTGTAATCCGTGGACAGTCTTACAGAGTTCTTCAAATTGCTTCAGATTCTTCTTTGACAATTGCTCCCGCCTATCGTGGAGCAAGCCAAACAAGCGTTAAGGTTCGCAAGACTCAAATTATTAAAATTAAGCAATCGGATTGGAACCTAGACAAATTTGATGGAAGCGGTCCATCAGGACACGTATTTGATCCATCGAAAATGCAAATGACATATATTGACTACTCATGGTACGGAGCAGGAACAATTAGATATGGATTTAGAGGCCAAGGCGGAAAAATTACCTGGTGTCATGAAATTTCTAATAACAATAATAACCTTGCCGCATATCAAAGATCTGGTAACCTACCAGCTAGATATGAAGCAATTAACGAACCAACAAAGTTTTCAAAGCTAGTTGCAGGAGGAACGGCAGTAAGAGGATCTAATCTTCTTCCACAAGACACAGTAATGTATATTGATAATGTAGACTACTGGCCAGCAAATGGATTCATTAGAATTCAAGATGAAAATTATTGTGAAATTGCACGATATACATCAATTGGTGCATACAATAATACTGCAAAGGGATATGCTATGAATCTTATTCGTAGACAGCCTTATGTTACATATTATGCAGGATCAGCTTATAGCCTTAATGGAACTTATATAGCAGCAACTTTTAGACCAGACTCAACTATTCCTGGAGGATCAGGATCTGCACAAGTTTCAGTTCAAGTTATTTCTCAAGAATGTGCTCCAGTTATGAGCCACTGGGGATCTTCAGTAATTATGGATGGAGGCTTTGATGATGATGCTTCCTTTATCTTTACAGCTGGTATGCAGCGCTACTTACAGGTCGGTGGTTCTGGATCCGTTTCAGCAACTATTGTTTCTAGAGTAAGAACATCAGGAGTTGCAACAATTACAACTTCAGCGCCCCACTCATTACTTGCTGGTTACAACGCAGTAGTTTCAGGTGTAAATGATGTATCTGTAATTACATACAAGCAGCTAACCAGTAACCAAGCAAGCCTTACAACATCTGTTGCCCACAAACATAGAGTTGGTCAGACAGTCGTTGTGACTGGAGTTGACAATGTGTTTAACGGCACATGGACAATTACTGGAGTTACATCTACAACCTTCTTATTTACCAGAGCTTCTAGCAATATACCGTTTCAGGCAGTATCACCATTCACTAGCCCAAGCGCTGTAACTTCAAGCTATTACAATGGAACGTTTTTAATAAATAACGTTACTTCAAATACAATTTCATATGCTGTTGCACAGCCAGATGAAACTTCATCTGCAGTTAATCCAAATGGAGCTATAACACAGGTGTTTGGAGCAACGCAGCAGGCACGTCCACTAATTTCACTTAGAGTTGCGCCATCTGCCGACAACGGTACTGGACGTAACTTTGGACTTCGTGAATTGTCAAACAACATGCAGTTGAAGTTATACAGCGTTAACATTCTTGCACAGGGACAGTTCCTTGTTGAAGGAATTCTAAATGCACAATCTCTAAACGGTGTAAATATTCCAAATGCATGGGCTGATTCAAGAGTGGGATCTGGATCACTTGCACAGATTATTTATCACGACGGAACTGGAAGCCCAGGCTCACCAGTTCTTTCTCCTACCAATACAGTTTCTGGAGGAGACCGTGTATTTGCTTTCTACACAGATAACGGCGGAGGTACAAACTACTCTGTAACACGTATCGATCTTACAAAGGCAAGAGACCTAGGAAACTCTATTCTAAATGGAGACGGTAGCGTTGCTACACCAGGTTTCCCAAATGCCCCAGACATCCTTACAATTGTTGCTACAAATCTTGGTTCTTCAGCGGCCAATATTTCAGCAGTTCTTGCATGGACGGAAGCGCAGGCCTAAAAAATGCCAGATTACTCAACATTAACATCACAGATTAATCAGTTTAAAACAGCAGCAACTGCTTTAATGACTAATGCTAATGATCCGTTAAATGCAAATGAGCTGCAGCTTGTCGGAGCGGCATTAAATCAGATGGGCAACACCCTAGGTGTTGCAGATATTAACAATGCTACTACAGACGCAATAGCAGTAATTAATACCGCAAAAAATTCAGCAATAACAGCATTTAATACTGGAACAAATGGGACAAGGTTAACAGAAGTAGAGTCAGATGTTTCTGTGCTAGAGGGCAAGGTAACAAACATTGAAGGATTTGTTAATACAAATTCAGTTCAATATACAACACTTCAATCTACAGTATCTGCTCTTCAGACATCTTTATCCACAGTACCTCTTTCATGGCGGATTGCTACAACAAATACCACAGCGTTAAATAATGAAAGAATATTTGTAAATCAAGGTGGAATAACAGTAACTCTTCCTTTCAGCCCAACATTGGGATATACAGTTCAAATTAAAGATGCAACAGGCGCAGCAGCAACAACAAACTTTACGGTTTTAAGAAACACAGAAAAGATTGAAGGTCTTGCAGAAGATCTTATAGTAAACGTTAACTCAGCATCTATGACTTTAGTTTACGTTAATGCAACGAGAGGATGGGTACTAACATAATGGCACTTTTTTCAGCTTTAAACGGTCCAATAACAGGAGTATCTGTAGCACAATTAGGAATTACAGCAGCTTCACTAGGGATTCAAAGTGGTCTTAGCTCAGTTCTTCCAGAAGTAACAGACGGATCAAGAAGACCATATTCTATTCCATCCATCTATTCAGTTAACATGCGTGGTAATGCAATGTTTAACAACTACTCATGGGATAACTCAGATGACTGGACTAACTTTTATACATATCTAACTGGCACACAGCCATGGGATGCCGAAAGAGCATTCTGGCATGCATTAGGCGGATATAGAAATATGAACGAAAACAGAAAATCTTATTGGTCAGCTGCTTATAAGCGCTTAGACTATGCAACAAATAATATGTGCGGAACATCAAACTCACGTATGCACACATGGCCTAGAACTACATGCTACGGTCCATTTGGCTCTCGTGTAATGTTTATTCGTAACTTCGGCTCAACAAACCAGACTGTTTCAGTTTGGGGCCTAGTTGGAACCTACTGGTGCAGTGGATACGACGGAGCGGGACTTCAAGTCGGAAGACCAACCTATTCTTCAGGTAAGAATTACGCAAATGCAAACGGTATGTCATGGACAAACCTTGCAACCCTAACAGGAACTAACACATCAAACTCTGGAATGTCTGGATCATTTACATTAAATGCTGGAGAATCTTGTGTAGTTTTATTGTGTAATACATTTACATATTGGACAGATACTGGTAATCAGTATCACTGGAATGAGAACAATGCGTTCTATAACCTACAAAGCACATTTACTGGCTCAAATAACTTTATTCAGCCAGACATTAGATTAACACAAGCAGCATTAATGTATAATGAAGTAAATAATGGTAACTATACATCAACAATTGATTCCCATAAAATTTGGAATTACGCCGCAACAGTATACGGAGATAGATAATGGACGAATTTAAAAAGTATGCAAGATTTAGTCCTGAATATGATATTCAGGTAGAAACCAGAACCTGGCATGAGTTCCCAACAGATAACACAGAAGATGGTTCAGAGTGGTTTGAGGTAGATGAGACATTTACTGGAGAAAGACATTTAGTTTATAATAATGGATCACCTAGATTAATGACAGACGAAGAGCATGCTGATTGGCAAGCTGGAATTAATTTAAGTGGAGCGCTACAAGTTGCTAGAACCAAAAGAGGCAACCTATTAAAATTATCAGACTGGGTAGAAACATCTAATTTGTCTGATGAGAAGAAGGAAGAGTGGAGAGTCTATAGACAAGCCCTCAGAGATCTTCCAGAAAGCGTAACAGACTATAACATTGTGTATCCTACGGAGCCCACTTTATAATGTCATTATGCTATACTATACAAAGAGGTGATCAATAATGCCAGATTATGCAAGTTTAACGTCGCAGGTAGATCTATTTAAGACTAAGGTCGCAGCCCTTAGTGGATCAAACCTAGGCGCACAAGAATTGGTTTATTTAGCAAAAGCTATCGAATCAATGGGAAATCTTTTGGGAGTCAACGACGTATTAGCAGCTACAAATACAAAGCTTAATGACATCTCAACCGCTGTAACTGGTGCTGTAACAACAGTGTCATCTGCAGGAAGTACACAAGTAGCCGCAGTGGCTGCAGCAGGAGCAACACAAGTAGCAGCTGTTGCAAATGAATTAAACAACTTTACAATATATCAGAACATGGGAGTAATATAAAATGCCAACAACAGTTAGCTTACCAGCACGTTTTTATGCAGGAACACTTACAAATGCCGAAGTAGGAATTTGGACAGTACCAGCAGCAGAAACAGATGTAGTTACATCAATTACAGTACAAAACATTACACTTGCTGCTCAAACATTTGATGTTAAGATGGCAGGAACATTCTTGGCTTATCAGCTAAGTCTTCCACCACAAACATTTATGACTTTGGATATCAAGCAGGTTCTTAATACAGCTGAAAGTATTCTAGTTAAAGCTTCAAATAACAACGCAGTGACGATGTTTATTTCAGGCGTAAAAATAACATCATCATAATTTAAAGGAGTAATAAAATGTCACAAGTTTCCAACACCACAAATTCAATTTACTTGCCAGGACTAACTACAACAATTAATGCTGCCGTAACACAGGGTCTACAGACTGGTATTACTGCTCAAGCAATTGCTGCAGGTGGTGTAAGCTCAATGTTCATGCCTCTTGAAACAAGAATTTATTCTTCTTCAAACTGGACACGTCCAGCAAACACAGGACCAGTTATTAAACTTGTTCTTGTCGGTGGTGGAGGTTCAGGTGGATCTGGACACTCTTGGTCACATAATGGCTCAGGTGGAGGCGGAGCAGGACAACTTATTGAAAGATGGTTAGACATTTCTTCAGTTCCAGTTGGAGGAACTATTCCAGTCACTATTGGAAATGGCGGACCAGCAGTTTCTGGAAACTCAAACGGCAACAATGGAGCAAACTCTTCATTCGGTTCAAACGGAAATGCGTACTACTGTATTGCATACGGAGGAGGCGGCGGTGGGTACCCTTACGGTACTGGCAACAATGGAAACAATGGAAGTATGGGACAGGGCATGGGTAATCAAAACGGCGGAGGCTCAGGCGGAGGCGGAGGAGCAGGAGGAGACTGGCAATACGGAGGAGCAGGCGGCGGTGGCGGCGCAGGCGGGGCAGCAGGCCCAGGAAGAAACACTACTTCAAGTAATGGTACTGGTTCACCAGGATACCAAGGTGGATTTGGTTGGGGACCAGGAGCATCAGGTGGAGCACCAGGATCTAACCACAGCTGGACATCATGGATCGGCATGGGCGGATTTGGTGGCGAAGGTATTTACGGTATAGCAGGAGGCGGCGGCGGCGGAGGCGGCGTCGGTGGAGGTGGCTCTTGTGGAGGCGGAGCTGGAGGATCTCAGACAGTTGATAACTCTGGTGGTCAAGGTAGAGACGGAACAGGCTCAGGTGGTGGTGGAAATAATCACCAATCAGGAGTCGGCAACAAGGGAGGTGCTGGCGTAGCTATTATTACATACTACGTTAAGGCATAACTATGAGAGATTACGTATTTATTAATGAAGATGGTACAGTATATAACATACTAAGCTTAGTTGGACCTGAAGCAATTGAAGTAAACGAAGATCTAAAAGATCTTTTACATTTTGATTATACCGATTGGGCTTATGATGATAAGCCAGGTCCTCTATGGACTTATAACAAAGAAACAGAAGTTTGGACTAAACCAGTTCCGCCTATTACAAATGTTGTTGTAGAAAATCTTGTACCAATTGAAGAACCAGCAGCAGATGAACTAGCAGGAGGTCAAGAATAATGTCAAAAGTATGGGCACTATTAGTAGATAATGTTATAGGTAATATAATTCTTGCAGAAGAAGATTTTATTGAGTCTCACCCAGATTTTTCTGGATTAGATCGGATTGACATTACAGACTATAACCCACAACCAGGAATTATGTGGGTATTAGAAGACAATAAGTTTAAGGCACCAGAATCTGTAAAGCCAGCAAAAGTAGAACATCGTGTAGAAGAATCAAATTACGAAATTGAGGTAAAACCATAATGGCAACATACGGAACAATTAATCAAATATACGTACCAGGTCTAGATGCTCAAATTCTAGCATCAACAACAGCTCTTTCAACATCTATTGCAATTCCGTTAATTGCAGCAAATCTTTCAGGTTTTTATAACGCATATGAAGTTACAATTTTAAGTGGTGGAACATGGGTACGGCCCGCAAATAGCGCACCAAATATTGAAGTAACATTAGTAGGAGGCGGCGGAGGCGGAGGATGTTCAAATGGTTCTGTAAATCACGGAGGCGGAGGAGCAGGGCAACTTATAAAAAGAATGCTTGATATTTCTTCAATTTCTGTAGGGACTGGAATTTCAATTGGTATTGCAAATGGTGGAACATGTAATGCACAAGGTGGAAACTCAACATTTGGAACTTCAGGACAGCCTTTCTATATGGTTGCATACGGCGGAGGTTCAACTCAAGGAGATGGGCAGTCTGGTTCATGCGGACCAGGAGCAAATAACATAACTGGAATTGGCTCAGGCGGAGGCGGACAAGGGCAATGGCAGAATTCATGGGGCGCAGGAGGTGGCGGTGGCGGAGCAGGTGGAGCAGGACATCAACCTAACGTTCACTTTACAAGCTCAGGAGGATACTCTGGATACCACGGCGGAAGTAGAAACTCTTCAGAAGGATCTTCAGGGGGAGGCCCAGGCTGGGCTAACTCCAATGATTCAGGAAGAAGATCTCAAGGAGCTTCGGGTGGACCAGGTCTATACGGTCTAGCAGGTGGTGGCGGCGGTTCAGCAAGAGGAACTGGCGGAGCAGGATCTTGTGGTGGCGGACAAGGACACGGAGAATATATTGGAACTCCAAGAGCTGACGCACAGCCAAACACTGGCTCAGGCGGAGGCGGCGGTGGCGGAAACACAGGCGGTTCAGGAATCTGTAAAATTACCTATTGGGTAAAAGCTTAATTAAAGAAATAAAAGGAGAATAAAATGCCAGTATCAATGAGCCCACAAGCTGTTACACCATCTTTGTGGACATACACATACCTTCAAGCCCCAATCAATGGCCAAGGTTTTACATACTTTAATATTCCAGTCGAGTTTCAAGACAAAGGAACAGTAAACGCTGGAGGAACAGTAGCATGTAACATAGCAGAAGCTGGTGTATTTAAAGTAATAGCAAACGGAAACTTAACAGTTTCATTCAATAATTATCCAACAACAGCTAAAGGTGCCTTCTGGCAACTAGAAATTAAGGCAGGCGGATCATACACAATTACATGGCCAGGAAACATTAAGTGGGACGGTGGCGGAGCAGCAAACATTGCACCACTACTATCAACAAATACAACACTATTAAATTTCTACACTAGAGACGGTGGAACAACTGTTTTTGGTGGTTATGCATTTGCTGACCTATTCGTTTAAAAAATAAAAGGGGATTACATGTACGCAGTAGTTGAGAACAATCAAATTAAGAGTATTGGTGATATAACCATACTTTTCCCAAACACATCGTTTCCTTCTACTGAAGATTATGGTGATTTCCTAACAGAAAATAATTTATACCCAGTAACTACCAGCATAGAATATAATTCAAATACAGAAAAATTAGTTCCATGCGAACCATATTTACAGTCTGGCAAAGTTTACAATGTAAGAGTAGAATCAATTTCTGCAAATGATCAAAAAGATATCTTGCTGGCGCATATCGATTTTGAACTAATATCTACAGAAGGACTTGAGACTAAATCAGATTTGTCTGCAAAAGACAAAGAGTCCTGGGTAAAGTATAGAGAAAAGCTTAACCTATTAAAAGAATATTCAAATATATCAGAGATTACCTGGCCAGAAAAGCCTGTAGTCTATGGTGGAACAGAGGGAAATTAATTGTTACCTAATCAGCGTTCAAACTTTCGTAGAGCTAGATTTACAACATTAGGTCTAAGACTTCATTTAGATGCTTCCCTTCCAGCCACAGTAATTAGAGATGGGTCAAACTTTGTTTCAGCATGGAATGATAAATCAGGTGCACAACGTCACATGGTTCAAGCAACTCAGGCAAACAAGCCAGTATTTCAAGCAACAGGCTTAGGTGGACTAGGTGCCCTTCAGTTTGACGGTTCAGATGATTTTATGACATTCTCAGATCAGACCTTAGCATATATTGCAGGAAGATCTTTTACAATTTTTTATGTTGCTTCAAAACCAGCAAACAATAACACATATATTATTGGTGGCACAAACACTGGAACAAGAACAAATCTTTTTGCTGGAAACTTAACTGCAAATACTCACAGAGTTGGGTTTTACAATGATGAGCAAGGCTCTATTGTAACAGCGGCAGCATCAGGAACAACAGAAATTTACACAATTGTTTACGATTCATCAAATAACCAAAGAACCGTTAGAAGAAATAGAGTTGAGGTTTCCCGTGCAGTATCTGGAGGATCCCTAGCTTCAATGACAGGACAGTCATTAGGAAGATATATTTCATCTTACGGAAACTTTAAAATTGGAGAATTTTTAATTTACGATAGAGCTTTACAGTTTGCAGAACAAGAAACTGTTGAAAAAGATCTAATATCTAAGTGGTCTATAGTCTAAGGGGGATTTAAAGTATGTCATATGCTCCTATTAGATTTGCAGGACCTTCACTAGTTCCAGCATCTCCAGCCAAAATATACACGGCTGTATCAACTATAATTATTAAAGAGTTTACTGTAACAAACTTTAGTGGCTCAACTTTACCGTTTAGCATTTTCCTACTTGGAGAAAATGGCGATCAAGTTATTAATCTTTATAACGTTAACAGATCAAGCCTAGACCCATACACTCTTTATGGAAATGTAAATGTTCCAAACAATACAACACTCAAGCTTGAGCACTCATTAATTTTAAATGCTGGAGAATCAATTGCAGCAGTTACAACTACACCGAATTGTTATTCATTAACAATATCTGGAGTAGATCTTTCAGGTACACTTTCAGGCGGAGGCGGAACAGGCGGAACAACTGGAGCATCGGGAGCAGGATATTCTGACGTAGTTTCTATAACAAGTAACTTGGTTTCCACTGGAGCAAAAGTATTTTATGTAAATAATAGCGGAGCTTATACAGCAGGTCAACGTGTTCGTGTAATTAATCCACTTGCTCTAACTACATATGTAGAAGGAACTATCACACAAGTTGTAAAGAATGTCAGCATTACAGTAGCAGTAGATAGAACAAGTGGAACAGGAACTTATTCTGATTGGGTTTTTGCAGTAGCTGGTATTCCAGGAACTAATGGAACGATAGGAACCAATGGGTTGCCAGGACCAACTGGCGCTACTGGAGTAACAGGCCCAACAGGTCCAACTGGAACTAAAGGAGATACTGGAACAGGCTTAAGACTTGAGGGCGTTGTGCCTGATGTCGCTAGCTTGCCAACCGTTGCACCACTTGGAGTAGCATACATAGTTTTATCAAATCGATCAATATTTATATACAATGGAACTGGTTGGCTAAACGGAGGAACATATTTTGGACCAACAGGTGCTACGGGTCCTACGGGAGCAACGGGAGTAACTGGATCTACTGGAGCCACTGGATCTGCAGGAAGATCAATTAATATTAAAGGAACAAAAGCAAATGTTGCAGCATTGCCAAGTCTTGGGAGCGGAAGCAACACATCTGGTGATGCATGGATTGTATTAACAGATTTACATCTTTATGTTTGGGACGGCTCAACTTGGATTGATGCAGGACAGTTCCAAGGACCTACAGGCGCAACGGGACCAGCTACGATTGCAGTTGGAACAGTTTCTTCAACTGGACCGACAGGAACAACATCGGTAACAAATTCAGGTACTGGAACAGCTGGAATTTTTGATTTTGTTTTACAACAAGGACCAACAGGAATAACAGGACCTACAGGAGTAACTCCTACAGTTGCAATTGGAACAGTTACAACCACAGGGCCAACAGGAAACTCGATAGTCACAAATTCTGGATCATTGGGTTCAGCGGTATTTGATTTTACTTTAAAGCAAGGACCAACTGGTGCTACAGGCCCAGCAGGACCAACTACAATAACTTTAGGAACAACAACTGCAACAGGTCCAACTGGGGTTGTTTCTGTAACAAATTCAGGAACTACAACAGATCTTATTTTAAACTTTACTTTAGCTCAAGGATCTACAGGCGCCACAGGCGCAACAGGTCCAACAGGCGCTAACAGCACAGTAGCAGGTCCAACAGGACCAACAGGAACTACAGGCCCAACAGGGCCAACAGGAACTGCTGGTGCAGATGGAACTGGAGTTTCAATACTTGGTTCATATGCTACGTTTTCGCAATTACAAACAGCACAACCATCGGGACAAACAGGCGATGCATATTTAGTTGCTGGAGAACTTTATGTCTGGACAGGATCTGCTTGGACAAACGTTGGAAGCATTCAGGGCCCAACAGGCTCAACTGGCCCAACTGGAGTAGCAGGTGCCACAGGTGCCACAGGTGCCACAGGATCTACAGGTGCCACAGGTGCAAACGGATCAAGCATTCAGGGAGCAACAGGCCCAACTGGAGTAGCAGGCCCAACAGGCCCAACAGGCTCAACAGGTGCAACTGGCGTTGGAATTACTGGAGCAACAGGTCCTACTGGTGCAGATGGTCCAGCGGGAGGCCCAACAGGCCCAACAGGTCCAGCAGGACTAACCGTTGTAGATAATTTTGAAGTAACTAATGCTGGAGCAGGAGCTTATACTGTTGATGGAATAAGCAATAAAACTTTAACTTTAGTAAGAGGAAGAACATATTTCTTTACAGTAAATGCTTCTGGACACCCTTTCTGGATTAAAACTGCACAAACAACGGGCACTGGAGATCAATATAATACAGGAGTTACTAATAACGGCGAGGATGTAGGCGGTATTTTATTTACTGTTGACGCACTAGCACCTAATACGCTATACTATATTTGTCAATTCCATTCCCCTATGACAGGTGCAATTAACATAATTGGCTAAATAAAAGTCGGAGACTAATGAAAATAGCAGTATACACAATTGCTTTAAATGAAGAGCAGTTTGTTAAACGTTGGTATGAATCTGCAAAAGATGCTGACTATTTGTTAATTGCCGATACAGGGTCTACAGATAAAACAATAGAGATAGCTGAATCCCTAGGGATAAATGTATTTAAAATATCAATCAAGCCATGGAGATTTGATGATGCTCGTAATGCATCTCTTGCTTTACTTCCCGACGATATTGATTACTGTATATCTTTAGATATGGACGAAGTTCTTTCTGAAGGCTGGAGAAAAGAAATGGAGTCCTTAGAAGGCTCTAATGTAACTAGACCAATACATACACTTGTTACTCATATATCTGAGATTGGACAAGAAGGAACAGAATTTGATGCATTAAGAATGCATGCAAGACACGGACATAGATGGAAGTTTCCAATTCATGAGTCTGTTTCATTTTACGGTATAGAAGAATTAAGAAAAAAGATTGATGTAAAAATATATCATCTTCCAGATAACAACAAATCTAGAGGACAGTACCTTGGTCTTTTAGAAATGGCAGCAAAAGAAGATCCACTAAGTGATAGATGTGCACATTATTATGCTCGTGAATTATTTTATTACGGTAGATACGAAGAGTCGGCGGCAGAATTTAAAAGACACCTATCTTTAGAATCCGCTTTCTGGAAGCCAGAGAGATGCGAGTCAATGAGATATATTGCTAAATGTGAGCCACAAAACAAAGAGTACTGGCTAAGAGCAGCAATTGCAGAATGCCCAGAAAGAAGAGAGCCTCTTGTAGATTTGGCTCAATATTTTTATGAACAAAACGATTGGCAAAAGGTAAAAGAGTATTCAGAGCTTGCCTTAAATATAAAAGAAAAGTATTTAGGATATTTTTGTGAATCAGATGCATGGGGATGGAAGCCTCACGATCTACTGGCCCTTGCAAACTACAATCTAGGAGATTTTGAAGAGGCTTCAAAGCATGGAGAAATAGCCGTTTCTTTATCTGAAGATCAAAGACTGCATGACAATCTTGCGTTCTATCACGATGCTCAGAATCTTAAAAGTGGTATAATTTAAAAATGCCTAGTAATTTAACTCCTAAAGAATTCAGATATCCAACACTGGATATGTCTCCTGACATTCCTAGAGACTTAGGTTATCTTGCACAAGACATTGATGATTACTTAACAGCAAACCCAGGAGCTACAGGTCCTACAGGACCAACAGGTGCAACAGGTGCAACAGGATCAACAGGTGCCAACAGCACAGTCGCAGGCCCAACAGGACCAACAGGCGCAACAGGCGCAACGGGTGCTAACAGCACAGTAGCAGGTCCAACAGGACCAACAGGTGCAACAGGCGCAACTGGTTCAACAGGTGCTAACAGCACAGTAGCAGGTCCAACAGGACCAACAGGTGCAACAGGAGCCACAGGCGTAACTGGCGCAACAGGCGCAACAGGTTCTACTGGTCAAGCGGGAACTGGAATTGATATTCTAGGAACTTTTGCTTCTTTATCTTTATTACAATCAACTTATCCAACAGGAAATCCTGGAGATGGTTACATGGTGCAAGGCAATTTGCATGTATGGGATAATGTAAATAACGAATGGGATAATGCAGGACCAATTTCGGGACCAACAGGTCCAACAGGACCAACGGGCCCTACAGGCGCAACTGGATCAACAGGCGCTAACAGCACAGTAGCAGGTCCAACAGGACCAACAGGTGCAACAGGCGCAACAGGTTCTACTGGGGCTAACAGCACAGTAGCAGGTCCAACAGGACCAACAGGTGCAACAGGGGCCACAGGTGTAACTGGTTCAACGGGATCTCAAGCAACTTTCTCTTTAACTTCTTCAACCCCACCATCTAATCCAGTATCTGGACAAGCTTGGTTTAATACTGATAACGGAAAAAGTTACACATACTATGATTTGTTTTGGGTAGAAACTGGTTCTTCTTTATCAGGACCAACAGGTGCAACAGGCTCTACAGGTGTAACAGGACCAACAGGTGCTACGGGAACTCAAGGAGTTGCTGTAAACTTAAAATCTTCAGTAGCAACAGTACCTTCTTTACCGTCTACTGGCAATACTTTAAATGATGGAAGAATTGTTGAATCAGATGGAGATCTTTACATTTGGGATGGATCATCATGGAGCTCAGTTGGTCAGATAGTAGGACCTACAGGAGCCACAGGCGCAACAGGAGCCACAGGTTCTACAGGCGCTACAGGAGCCACAGGCTCAACAGGCTCAACAGGTGCCACAGGCGCTACAGGCGCAACAGGCGCAGAAAGCACAGTTGCAGGTCCTACAGGACCAACAGGCTCAACAGGTGCCACAGGATCAACAGGTGCAAACAGCACAGTTGCAGGTCCTACAGGAGCCACAGGCGCTACAGGTGCTACGGGAGCAGACAGTACAGTCGCTGGCCCTACAGGCCCAACAGGTGCAACAGGTGCAACAGGAGCCACAGGCCTTCCAGGCGCAGGCGGAGGAAAAATAAATCAAGTTGTTAGTGCTACAACATCAAATACTACATCTTCAACAGGTGGAGCAGGATATGTAGATGTTAGCGGATTATCTGTAACAATTACCCCAACACTTTCAACAA